ACGACCCGCCCCAAGCGGCCGACTTCGGCGGCGGCCGGGACGATCGTTGCGGCCCCCGCAACCGCAGCACCAACACCACGACCGCCGCGCCGCCGACGACCGCGACGACGGCGCCCTGCTGGCTCACCAACGCCGCCTGTGGAGCCGATCCCGCCGATCTCCCTGGCGTTCACTACGAACACTCGCTGCGGCTCGCCGAGAGCGGCGCCGACATCGTTCGCTGCACTGCCCCCGAGCACCTTGCCCAGCGCACCCAGGCCCGCGTCGACTACCTTGTTACCCGTCTGCGGCAAACCATCGTCATCAACTGCAGCACCACGACCACGCCGACCGCGAGCCAGGTTCAGCACACCGCGACCAATCTTCGCCGTGCTGTAGAGAGTAATCAGCCCACCGACCGCCGCCGTGATGCCGGCAATCCCCATCACTACCTTGGGCGCGCTGTCCGACAGATCTGTCAGCTTCTTGGCCACGAAGGTGATGCCTTCCGCGACCTTGTCGGTGACCGGCCGGATTGCATCACCGACGCTGCGCATGCTGTCGTTGATCGACTGCATCGTCTCTGCCCAGATCTGGGAGGACGTCTCACGGCGTTCCGCCAGGTTCTTGTCCAGAATCCCGGTGGCATTGGCCGAGTCGTTCTTGAGCTGGGTGTAGAGGTCCTTGTTTTGCGAGTAGGCCGTGAGCGCGGCCTTGACCTGCATGTCGGCAAACAAGTCGCCGGTACGCAGTGTCTTCTCCAACGCATCAAGGGCGGCCTTCGCCTTCTCCGGATCCGCCTCCTTGCTGATCGAGGCCTTCGCGTCCTTGATCTTCTGTGCCTTGGCCGGGTCGGTTGCCTCGACATACTTCATCGCCAGAGCCATCGAGGACTCGATCGTCGACATGCCCTTCTGGATCCCGGTGTTCAGGGAGGCCTGATAGTCGATACCGGCTTCCTTGTACGCCTTAACCACGTCACCCGCGCCGATCTTCTCTACCCAGTTCTTGAAGTTGTTCGCCGCCTCGTCCGAGCTGCCGGCAGTCTTCATCTGCACCTGCAGCATCGAGCCAAGCGACGTCACTGCATCCAGGCCTGTGCTGCCGTTCTTCTCCATGCTCGCCAGCAGTTGCGGGAACCATCGGGCCATGTCGCTAGCCTCAAAGCTACCTGCCTGGCCCTGGTACGCGATCGCCTCGAGCGCCTGCTGCATCATCTTCGGGTCGTTGATCTTAGCGTTCTGCTGCAGCGCCATGATCATGCTCGCTGTGTCGACGCCGCTGGCCCCCTGGCCGATCGCAAACTTCGCCGCGATCGGCGCGTAGGACAAGGCCTTGTCCAGCTCCATGCCGGCGCCGACGAGCTGGTTGACCAGATCGGCAACATCGTTGCGCGACATACCCGTATCTTTCGACGTGTCGAGAACCGTCCGGGTCAGTTGCGCCTCTTCGGGCTTGTTCGCTACATCCGCCTTGATCGCGATGTCACGGATAATCGCTTGATAGTCCGCGCTGACCTTTGTCGGGATCGCGGCCATGCCCACGCCGACGACAGCAGCACCTACGGTCGACTTGAGCATGGACTTGCCCGAGTCGATCTGCTGCCGCCCCTTCTGCTGCATCTCAGCCGCTTTCACCTCGCGGCCGAGGCGCTGGTACTCCCGCGACAGGCGCCCGACCTCGACGCCTTGCCGTTTCAGGGCATCCAGATTGCCCTCCAGCTTGCGCAACAACCTTGCAGCAGATGCAGCCCCGCTGTCGTGGGCCCGCTTCCACTCGTCACGCAGCTTGATGGTTTCGCCGATGGTGTTCTTCAACACCTTCGCCTTGCTGCCCGCGTCCTCCAGCTTTTTGATATGGCCTTGGGCAGTACCGAAGGCGGCGCCGAGCGACGACGCCACGGCCCCACCAATTTCCAACGCTATCGCTAACCGCGCCATGCCCTAACCTCCTGCCGGCTCAGTCAGTGAGCCACCAGACGATGTCCGCCCAGGACATCGTCGATATTTCAGCTGCAGAGAAACCCAACTCAGCGGCCAACCGCTTGGCCAGTCGCTTCTGCGTGACGGGATCAAAACTCGTCGTCTTGCACCAGACGAAAATAGCCGGCCTGCAAGCGTGTGTAGTCCTTGAGCGTGAGCCCTTCGAGATCCTTCACGCCGGCTTCGACCAGCGAGGAAAACAGGTTCAGCTCGCGCACCTCATCATCGCCATTGGCGGTAGCCTGGGCTGCACGCACATCGCGTACGGTCGGGGCACGCATCACCAGCCTGTCGACCACCACACCATTCGCCTCGGACGGCTTGCTCAGCTTCACAACGACGCGCTCAGCATCGACTTCGAGGTAGGCAGGTACTTTCTTGATCATCGGATAACTTCCTTATGAATGGGCTGTGGGTGGTTACAGACCCAGCGCCTGACGCTGGGCCGCGAGCTGGTCGACGCCATTGATGACACGCTTCATACCCAACGCATCGATCTCGTACACCACACGCCCGTCGACTTCGAGCTTGTAGTAAATGAGGGCCACCGAGTGCTTGATCTCGGCCTTTTCGCCGGCCTTCCAATCACCCATGTCGACCTCTTTGAGGGTTCCACGCAGGGTGACGATCACCGGGGTGATCTTGCCCTTGAGCCCCTTGTAGGCACCCCGGAACACGCTATTGAATGCAGAGCCGTCTGCCAGGCCGAAGAACTTCAGCGACTCGCGGCGGACACCGGTCGTGGTAAAAGCGGCCTCCTGTTTTTCCATGCCCATTTCCAGTTCCACCGGAACATCCATGCCACCGCCACGATGTTCATCCATCTTCAGTGTCAGCTTCGGCAGGGTCAGACTGGGTACATCGCCCTGAAAGCTGACACCGTCTACAAACAGGTTCAGGTTCGACAGGGTTTCGGGAATCATTGCCATGCGATGCGCTCCTTAAGCGGCAGAGTCGAGGACTTCGGTCAGCCATTGGTTGGTGACTTCGACGAGGAAATTGGGGTTTTCGGCCGGAGGGACATCGGTGAAGCGAATGACCCAGTACACCTTGCCCTGCTCGAGCTGGGAGGCCGTGTTGCGATCGGGATCGGCGTAGACCTCGAAGTTGATGATCGCGCCCTGGTTCTTGAGATCGCGCATGAACGCCTGCAGCCCCTCGGTCACGTCCTTGACGTAGGTCGCAGTGATCGAGCGGTCGACCGCCCATTTGTGTCCATACAGGATCGCGTCCATGACGATATCCATCGTCCGCACGCGTGTAACAAACGCCCACTTCGGGTCGCTCGACAGGGTCCGGTTACCCCACAGGCGGTAGCCGTCATCACGAATGATCGTGGTGATGTTCGCGTTGTTCAGCAGGTTGGCCCGGCAGGTTTCATCGCCATCAAGGAACTCGATCGGGCGAGTGGTGCCAGTGATGCCGGTGAACTCCTTGTTCGAGGGCGATGCCCAGAAGCCGTATTCGTTGTCAGTCCAGGCGAACAGTCCGGCCACCCAGGCAGAGCCCGGCGCATCGACCGTGGCGCTGGAGGTGGTGTCCCAGTACTGAACACCCGGATCCACCAAAAAGGCGCGCTTGGCGCCGAAGTTCTTAGCGTAGGCTTGCACTGCCTCGTCGGTGGTATTCGGTCCATCGAGGATCGCCAGACCTCGCAGCTTGTCTGCAAGGCCAACGAGGGCTGTGCCGACCGGCAAGGTCGAGCTGTGTTTCGGGGTGATCAGCAACCGCGGCTGAGCGTTGAAGCGGCTTTTGCCATCGAGCAGCGCCTGCAGGCCGGTTCGCTTGCCGTCGGCCAGAACGCCGCCAATGATCGCCGAGGTCTGTTGAGCCGCATCGGCGACCTTTGCCACACCACAGGCGACAATGACCGCTTTCGCACGCTGGTAGATCGCCTGACAGGCCTTCGTGATTGCCGAGTCCGGCCCCCAAGCCGCGATCGCTTCGCTCTCGCGGGTGATCAGCACCAGGTCATTCGGCTGCGCGGTGTATTCCGGCGCGGGAGTGAAGGTGTCGACCAGGCCGATGATCGAGGACGACGGCAACGAAATAGTGCGGCTGCCGGTGTCGACGTTCGTGACAGTGACGCCGTGAAAAAAGCTCATAAATCATTCTCCATAAACGACAAGGCCCCGCAGTGCGGGGCCATGAGAGGGTTGGGTCGGAGACAGGTAAAAATGCCC